CGTAGCAGTTTCTCCCTCGCCGACGACATCGGATAGCCACACGCGGACAGCGCAAATTTGCTCGACATCGTTACCGGCAGCGTCTTTGAGAGTCACGGTTACGATACGCGCTGTATCGGCGGCTTCCCCGGATACTTCGAATACGGGTTCGCCATGCGTGCCTACAAGGTAATCCTCAACTTGCCCTTGCGCGGCTTCTGCAGCCGCCTGCGCAGCAACGGCCACGGCAGCTACCTCGGCGCTGACCACCCAAGGACGCAAAATGAACCAAATCACATTGTTGTCGTCTTTCTCCGCAGTAACTATCCCGGCAAACACGGTCGTGGCAGTCTCGGTAAACCTCTTGTTGTCATTGTCCCAGTAGATGGGGGTGCCAATTGTGAAGTCGTCGCTGGTGTTAATCTGATCGGTTTCAAATTCAGCCAACTCGATGTTAAGGACAACTTCGGCCGTTTCCCCAGCGCCGGTAGTTACGCTTTGGAATGCGGCTCCCAGAAAACCGTCAAGATAATAAAACTTTCCGGCTTCGATTGTCGTGTTCTCCGGGACATTCACCTTAACAGATCTGGCATCTCCTACCTTCGCCCGCGGCGCATCATAAGCGGTCACGGGCACAGGATTTAATTCAGACATTTTTATCCCTCCGTTTCAATTTTGGACATAATAAAAACCCCTGTCGGGGTTAGCTGGTTGAACTCCTTTTAGTTAATTAAGCGATGGGCACGGTCTTGGTATTCGTATGCTGTCTCTTTTCGTCGCTGTTGCCGCCTCCCAGACCAGCCGGTCGGTCGATATGCTGTTTGCCGATGAGAGCCTTCACGTAGTCCTTGGCCAGGAGGCTATCAATCTCGCCCACTAGCTGCTCTTTGGTGACTTCGCCGTCGACATGGAGCATGTCTTTAATGAGCGCCTGGGCCTGCTCGCCGACCACCTTTTCTTTGATGGTATCGTCGATTAGTTTCTCCCTGGTCTGCTTTTTGGCCTCCTCGACAGAAGCTTTCATCTCACCGGCCACTTCCGCCGGTTTCTCGGGCTTCTTCTGGTCGAATTCGAGAGCCTTCCATACGGCAAACATTTCGCCAATAGCGTTTACAGCCTCAGCTCCGGTCACTCCCAGGATATTCTGGATTTTTGCAAGCGTTTCAGAATCTGCCTTGAGGCTTTTCATCTGTTCACCGACAAGCATCTCAATAGCCTGTTCTTTGGTCACTCCGATTTCACCCAACACCTTCTGAAAATCCGTCTCGCCTTTGGCCATCGCTGTCCTAACCGCCGCCAACATTTCCTGTAAAGTCAATTTACTTCCACCTCCAGTATTAATTTCTCCCGCCACGGGGACATACTCTTTTTTCTCCTCTACTTTCACCGCCTCACCGAGTTTAACCTCGCCGTCCTCAATGGTATATGGCACCTGGTATAGTGTTTCCGGCTGCCCTCTTTCTCCGGTTACGATAATAGCATAATTCGGGTACACCCGGCGCAAGTAACAAAATCTTTCTGCCCCGCCCCATCTTTTTTGTGCCGCGTTCTCCACTGCACTTAAGATCTCATCATAGCTGCCGTCAAGCTCTCCGCTGGCATCGATGTACGTAGAGTCCATTTCCCCGACAGCTACTACCCGCGTGGGCATTCCCATTCGATTCAGCGGCGTCCAATCAATTGAAAGGGGATTGTACCCCACCACCTGGATCTCGCCGTTCGCTACTTTTAGTTTAGGAGCCCCAAAAATAGAAACCTGTTTGACTCGCTTGGCTCGAATCCAGCGCTTCAGGTCCTTGGCGGCCGCATCCACTACACCGCGAAAGTATGCCTTACCGTTACGCATGACAGCGCCCACCCAGTGAGTCACAGGCGGAGGAAACTCCGTCTCGACGTTCTCTGGCTTCTGGTGACCGAGGAACCCGGAAAGTGTGTTTTCTTTAACGTAGTTGACGATATCTTTCAAGGATTCGCCCGTATAATTCCAACCGCGTTTAGACTTACCGGCCGGAATCTCAACCACTACTTCCAACGGGTCAGGATCGTCTTTCTTCAGTGCAGTCAGGTCAACACCCGAAGCCAATGGAATGTCCTCCGGCCGCATCTCACCGGAAATCCGAGCTTCCAAACTGTGCCTGGAACTCATCTCCCCGGCCAGGCTTTCGGGCGGTTCCTCTTCAAGTTCCTTGTAGTGTCTTAACAGATGCTTACGGGCCGCTTCTTTCTGTTCGGGTGTCAGGTCCGGCTCCGTCCGAGCGCCGGCCAAGGCCGCGGCCGCCGCGAAAAGACCGGCTTTGTTGAGTACTACATCGCCGTTTTCCCGGATCTCGTGGTGAGGGCCCCATGTATCCGCTTTGGTCAGGTCCTCGTTTACGTTTGTTTTAACTGTCGCGTATACTTCTCGGACCGCCTGTTTGACACCGGCCAGGCCTTCTGCAATTCCATCTTTGAGTTTTTGCCAGATTTTACTCTTATCGACTTCCCCCCATTCCTTGGTGCTGACTGTCTTTTTTATCTCGAATCGCTTGATGCTGTTCACCTCCTTTCAGGTATCAGTCCAAACTTTAGTCCGTTCCTTCGGTCATCTCCTCCGGCGGCAAGGCGATACCTTGCTCCTGTAAATACTCCAGCTCCAGATCTAAGACCACCCGGACATCACTGTACAGGAGATCCTTGTTCAGCTTTTCTCTAGCCCGGCGAACAATATAACCTACCAGTTCATCTTCGTTGACTTCGAGTTCTTCCAAGACTCCTTCAATAGGTCCCTCCAACATGCTCCCTCCTTTCTTTCGGAACATGAAAAACCGCCTGGCCTATATCCTGGCTGTTCAGTGAATCACATTCTTCCCATTAAACTCATCCAGCTTCTGCTTGAACTCCACGGTCAGCTTTTGAAGCTCTTCAACCCTTGCCTTCTGCACCCGAGGATGAGCGCCCGGCTTTCTTATCCGGGTCCGCAAATTCTCAATCTTTTGTTGCATCTTCCGGAGCTCCGGATTAGTCCGGCACACTTCGTATTCATGCTGACACTGTGGACAAGTAAAATAAGTGATCTCAATCTCTTCCTCCCGACGAAACCGCATCCTTTTCGGAAAAAAATTAAACCCGCATTCGTCGCAGGTTACCGTCTGGATTGCCGGTTCGGTTTTTGGCGCCTCCTGTTCCCTTACGGCCTCCTCTTGTTCTTGCACTTCTATCTCTCCTTATTGATTTTATTTAACTCGACATCCCGTTTTTTTAATAGCTCAATAAGCCCTAAGACGTCCCTCTTCCTCCGCTGCAGTAACCGATATTCTTTAAGTTGCTGCCGGGTCAAGCTTCCTTGCTTTTCCGCGATCTTCAAACTACTCATAAACCCTTGAAAAAGTCCAAAATAAACAAGGCGCCCATGTCTTCGGTAGGCAGGCATCTGGTCCCATACTTGAACGTCTTGGTAAAGATATTCGATGAGTTTGTTTGCAGCGTTGATGTTTGTTTGATAGTAGTTTGTTCGTTCAATTGATTTCATTAAATCTTAAACGGCTCCCCTTCAATTGATTCTACCTGTATTCCTTTTTCTATAAGGGTTAAGGGGTTTATCATCGCCATTGCATGTTCGGGAGTTCCAGGTCGAGCCAAAATATAAATTGTAACCAACACTCCATCTCGTTCTTCTCCTTTTTTTGTTTTTATCGGAGTTTTGAGTGCCTCCATAATCGGATTTTTTATTTCGGCAGAATTCGATTCATCAATAAAGCCATGTCCGTCACTATTAAACCTAACAGTAGCACGGCCCAGTCCTCCATTTTTTAAGGGCATAATGTACTTTATTTTCATGTTTGCGGTACCTCCCATCCTAAATTTTCAATTGCCCGTTTTAATAATAAATACCTATTGTTCAATACATTTGAAAGCTTCCACTGAGACCCATCGTATTCTAGTTTATATAAAAGCTTGTTCCTTTCTTTGATGTTGTCCGCATATAAAATATACCAGCTTTCTGCAAAATCTTCTATAGGATCAGCCATCCCGTAACTAGTTACCCCCGAATAGTCTTTAATACTACCCGTTACCCTTCCGTAATAGCTCATTTTCCAAAAATCATTCTTCCTTAGTGGATTTAAATCCCACATATTATTAACCCATGAGCTAAATTGTTTATCTTGCCAATAGTGTGCCGAGTGACCTATTTCATGGAGAAGCGTATCATAAGCATTACTGAATCTCTTTTTACTAATTTCAACAGTCCCGGTAACCCCAAATACTTTCTAATATACTTCATTATACCATTTTTCAATCTTCGGTTGCCTACTTGGGTTATTCTTCCACTCCTTTAATTGTACTATAAAATCATGGGTGTTTACAAGGGAAGGAATTACATAACAGAGACAATTACCAGACCATGCTGTCTTCCCGTTCCTTCTCACCCATAAAATATGATTTCTTTCAAGCTGAATATCATAGACCATTCCGTCATAATCCACAAGCTCCCTTTTTAGTCCCTTGTCTTCGTTTCGATGGTACCATGCGCATTTTGATCTGTTTTGGCTTATTCTCCAAAGATCATGGTTCATTGTATATTTCCCGTTTTTAAACTCGACTTCTATCCCCTTGCCTTGCTGTAAATAAAACGATGGGTAATATCCTGCCTTAACAATTAATTCCCCCAACTCGTCCGCCATTTGCTTGCTGGAAGTAAAGTATGTGCTAGACTCCGATTCAAGGTTTTTTTCTTTCCAAACAGACACCTTATCATTCCCATCGCAGAAACGGAAGGCATTTAAAAATATTCTTATCAGTCTTGGCGATAATTGCTTGATTTGTTCGGGAATGTATTTTTCATGGCTCTTTCCCAGTTTTATTAACTCTTGACCCAATCCGGCGTTATACATATAAGGTATTTGACCGGCATTAACCTTGATGGGCATCTCTTTAAGATCATTAATTATTTGCTGTTTCCCTTTGCCGGTCTTAGCTATACAAATCTGGTAACAATTATTATATCTCTTTGTAGTACACCCATCCGCTAAATAATAACCCATAAATCTACAGAAAACCTCTGGCTTGAATCGCAATCGGCCATACTCGATATCGCTTGGCTCTTCTCCTACCCATACTCCGGTTCTGGGCAATTTAAAAGCGTGGCCCTCCCAGTTTAATAGGTTTTTAGAAGAAGTTATAAACCATCTGCGCTGCGTCCCGGCCATCATTCTATGGTCTGGGGTTACCAAAAGATCATAGCTATTGCTTTTGAATTGCACCATCTTACCCCGATAAGAGTAACTAACAAACTTATCGAAATTTACCCACTCAATAATTTGTGTTTCAGGATTCATGCTCAGGATCTGTTCATCGCCATGTAAATCCTTAAACAGCCTCCACCCTTCATTCGTATAAACTTCAGTATCTTCCGAGTAGCAATTTGGATGTGGGTTCACCGGTTCCTCCCCTGCCGGATATACCCCTGGTCCCATATTGTACAAGTCCGCCGATGCTAGATCGTCACATATGTCTTGCTCCGGATGGGCATCTGACAGCATAAACCGTACTCCCTGGTAGCTCGGATTAACCCGTCTTTGGCTGTAAACTCCCTCCATGAACGCATTACTATACTCCGTTCGGGCTAACCGCAGCGCTTCATAACACAGATCCTTCGGGATTCGCCGGCCCATTCGGGCCATCATGTTCGGGTAGTCCTCGGCCAAGGTTCTTGCTCCCTGTCGGACGTATCGTTCTAGGTCTCGAGCCACCTTTACTACGTCCCGGCCTGTGGCTACGCCAGTATGGACCAGGTCGCGCATTGCGTTTTTAGCTGCTTGAGTATGATTCCAAATACGTTTTGAGACAGTAAACCCTTTATGTGTCCTTGCCCAAAGCGCTTCTACCGCCGCAGTATTAATATCCCCAAACCCACGTTGGAGTTTTAAAAAGTCCAGGCCGACATCCGCTTCCCGGATTGCTCTGGTTAAATGATTATCAATCGGCCGGGCGCCCAAACCAACCGCCTGTTCCATCCCGGACCTGGTGAGCGCCTGGGTGGCCTTTTGTATCTTCTCAGCCTCTCGGCTCAAAGATTTTTCAAGCGCCATGAGATGATTCCGGGTCAGCTCCCCAATCGTCGGTTTCAAGTTTCGCAGGTCCCGGGCCACTTGGCCGGCAGCATCAATATAAACTTTGCGAAGCGCTATTTCATGCCGCGCCCGCAGGCGTAAAAAATCCCGGCGAGCTTCTAATAGTTGCCGGGCAAATTCCTGATCTTTGGTAGATCTGATAAGGCCGATGTTACGCCAGGCCATTTGGCCCAAGCGCTTAGCTGGTATTGTCATTTGTTACACCTACCCGGCCTTCTTTGTTTCGTCCATTTTTTTAAGTGCTTCCTCAATCAGGTCTTTTTCTTTATCAGCCAGATCCACATCTTCAAGCCGGGCCCGGCGGAGCCTGTCCCGAATAATCCTTACTCCCTCACCCGGTTGCTCCGGATTATCCGTTGCGTATTCTGCCATGGTCTCAATATAACCACTCAAGAAATTGACAGCGGATTCTTCACTAATCAGGAAATGATCAACAGCCGCGGCCAACGCGTTAACTATGTTAAGTAGTGTATCAGAGATTTCCTTCTCATCTCTATCAGCCACCGGGTCCCAAATAAGCTCGGTTGCATAAGTAGCGTATTTCCCCTCTCCCGACTGAGCCCGCATGGCCAGGTATATTCTGGCCAGTTGTTTCCAGCTGTCTTCGAAGTGAGACCTCTTTCTGGCCACCCGTCGCACCAGAACTTGAATTTGTTCTTTTACCGAAGCATGGCTGGATGGCAAATGGGTCCCAAAAGCAAACTCCGGAGTCTCCGAAGTATCGACAATACAATAAAATAGAAACTTGAGCAGCACTTCGGTGGAACCGGTGGGGCTTTGAAGCTCGATATACTCGGCATCCTCATTTTCCATGAAGATCAATAACTCTTTACCCTCAAGCTTGATAGTCCGGCCCTCTCGCGCAAACTTAGCCGGGTCATCCACTCCAAAATTATTTTGAAGAAAGGCCTTTGCATCCTTCAGTTTCATTTTCAGCCGCGGGATCGAGTGAATTTTATGGTTTTGAAGCGCCTGCATCATCACATCATGATATGCCTTCATAAACGGCTCAATCGGCTCCAAGTCGCTCCGGCCGTTGGCCGCACTGCTATCTCGTTCATTAGAAAACTGGACTATCGGCAAAAAGCCCCAGTGGTTTGCCTCTTCAGAAATACCGCCTTCTTCGAACTGTATACCCGGCGGAGTATCACCGTCAACAACCTTTACCTTTCGCCACTCGGCGCTTATTCGTTGCTCTATTGTTCCCTTCTTTTTCTCCCCAGCTTCATTCAACCATTCGTGTTCGCTCTGCAAAACATATTCAATCGGGCGGCCGGTGAGCGGATCCCGGTTAATGTGATGTATCTGCTCCGGCGGAATAATGTTGAAAACGTAATGCACGCCTCCGCTTTCCGGATACAACAGCTTGCTCTCCGGATTTTCTTCCCGCGTCAACCACACCCAACAGTCGGCGTCTCTCATTGCATCCCGGTGGACCTGTTGCATTTTAGAGACGTTGCTTCCAAAGAAGTCGTCCAAGTTCTCCTGGGCCGCCGGATCCTCAGACCGAAAGTTCGGCACGCCCATGAAACCCACACAGGTGTTAATGACCGGTTTTGCGAACCCGGCGCCGAGTTTGTATTTATCACTGCTGTTCTCGTAAAGTTCTCGGGCAAGAGTATAATCAACGCGGCTGGTGTCAAGCTTATACCCGCCTAGAGTGCCGGTGGTCAATCGAAGCTTTGAGATCTCACCGGTGATCCGGGAATACGCCCGGCCCGTTATCTCGCCAGCCGCGCGAACGCCAGCCCATACGCCGTTCATACTGGCAGAGATGCTTCGGCGGACTTTTTCGGCGCCGACCGTTAATCGCTGTTTTAATTCCATCACTTATCACCACCTACATAAGGTAGTTTCATTATTGTAAATGGTCTTCTTACCTCACGGCAAAAAACTTCGGCAGCCTCAAGCGCCATTAATATTCTTTGCTCAGTCGCTATAGATAATTTAGAGGTTGTATGTAATGAACCATAGGCAAAATCAGCTCCCGTGCCGACCGCACAATATTCATAAATCAATTCGTCTATTGAAAAATCACCAGAAACACTAATTAGTCGCCCCTTGTGTCCAACAAGAAAATGACAACTCCCCACATCTCTCCCGTTATCATGGATTAGCCATCCGTTAGCTTCGAGACACTTTTTTGCCTCTGGGATAAAGGTATTTACTATATATCTAAAAATATCTTCATCTTCATTGATTTTAGAAGGGGTAAACGCGTACTGTAATATTTGCATGTACCGAAAAGGTCCACCGCAACCAAACAAAAAATTCCCTTTTCTAAACACTTTCCTGCTTCGTCGTGAGACTTCTATCTGGTAATCCCCATAAATGCCTGCACTGTCCGCTCCCATAACTATATCCCCATTTTTTTCAGCTATCCCCACTATACAGCTCATATTGGCCCTCCCGAATTTTCTTTAGTATTTAGTCAGGGGAGGCCGGGGCTAACCGGCCTTGAGGGAAAGGAGTCCGCACCGGCGGCGGCGAAAAAACCTCTGCGCTCCAGTAGCGCCCCCTGGGTTTAGTGAACTTTCATTGTCCGCAGGATTTCCAGGGCATCCGGATCGAACCCGGCCCCGGCGACATCCCGCAGGCCCCATAGTAAAACGCCCATGGCCATAACGCAGTCGGTAATGAGATTTTTATCATCTTCTTCATAGAAGTTAAACTCATCAATCGGCTGCCTGAGCCACGGACTTTTGATATAGTGATCCTCAATAAACGTCTGCATATTGGTGATCATGTTGACCTTTGACTTCCCAGTGAACACCAAGCCTTGAGCCTTGATATCGGTTAACTCATCAAGCACCGCATCCCCTACCCCGGTACAGTCAATCCAAGTTTCGCTGTTAGGGTACATATTGTGGCGATGTCTTATCCTCTCATACACAACCGGCCAGGGTTTACGTTGAAACCTTTCGTAAGCAACGATCTTCCACGGCTTCTGCATGATATCAATTGTCCACCCAACAGTCCAGTCCACCTTCTTGGCTAAGTCCCAACCATGGAAATACTGGTGCCCTCTTCTCGGCCGGTCCCAGCATAATTCCGCTGTACCATCCTCGTAAATTTCCCCCATATTCTCGAAGACGATATCCTGGTCAAACATCCATTCAATATCTTTACCGGAAAAAGTTTGGCCGGAGCTGTCGGGAAAACCACCTTCGATATTCTGTATCCGCATTTCCTTGGTCATTTTACTCTCAAGTTGTTTCAACCGCTTATGACTGATATAGGGATTTTCGTAACTGTTCCCGGTTTGCGAGTATACCGATAAATCATAAGCGCCTGAACCCTCAATACCGCGCAAAAAAAGATGATAATAATCGTTTCTACGGTTCGGGGTTGACGTCAGGTCCAACGTTCCTTCCCGGTCGGCCAGGCGCATTCGGACCACGTTATCCAGGAGCTTAATGAGCTCCTTCTGGTAGGCTGCCTCATCAAAGTTAAAGTCGTCAAAATCATGCCCCAAAAGATAAACACCGTTTCTTTGAGTGCTCCGGGCTTGAAACTGTGCTTTGTTCCGGAATACCAAGGTTGGGAATGGCGTCATTTTGGTTTTGTTGTCATCTATAATCCACCGGAGTTTAGGCGATTGTTCCAGTAATGCATAAGCTTTATTCCAAATAATCTGTGCCTGGTCGGCAGTAATCGAAGCATTGACCGAATAATACCACTTGTTAGGGTCATATTCCGGCCACCCTGTTTTATAAGCCATTTTCCAAATCCGTTTGGCGGCCGCTATATCTGATTTGCCCCACCGGTTACCGGTACTTAAGATGTTTTCATCTTTGGTGCTATTGGTAAGCCATTTTCGTTGTCCTTCATGGGGCTCATAATCCAAAAAATAACGGCAGAAAAAAACCGGGTCTCTTGCTCCCCGGGTTAAAGCTTCTTTATATTCATTTGGGACTTGTATCTTTGCCACCTCCCCGGGCGGCATCGGCCAAGGCGTCCAGGAGGTCTTTGACCGGCCCTTCGCCTTCTGCTTCCTTTCGTTCCATCACAAATTTTAGATCCCGGAGGGCGCCGGTTACCCTTTTGACCTTCAACCCATCAACTACCCCAAGATTAATGACTCTAGGTGTATTAAGAGAAATGCTTTTTTCTTCAATCACGTTGCCGCGAGAGTCTACCCTGCGCGCTATTTTACTGCGTGTGTTTTTTTTAACAGCCAGCGTAGCTTCGAATAACTGGCGTTCCAAAAGTTCCATGGCCTTCGCCGCTATCTGAAATTGACGAGCTGTTGCGAGAGCGCCTTGGTCCTTGAGGTATTCTTCGGCCCGTGATGTTAAATCAGCCCAATATTGCTGCCGCTGAGCCGGCCAATCTTCTTTCCCTGCTCGGCGTGTCAATGTTGTATCGGATACATTGTATTTTTCTGCCAATGACCTATAAGAAGTGGACTTATCTTGTATGTATTCAAGCCGGATAAGGTCCCAATTGGGCCCTCTTGACGGCTTCGTAATGGCAATATCTTTGACCGTTTTGGTCTTTCGCAACGCTGCATCTTTCTTCTTTCGTTGCGTTGCCTTTTTCTGTTGCTTGCCGCGTTGCGTTGCGCCCTTCTTTTTAAGGGAGGTCGCCGCCTTCCTGCTGGGTTCTCCTTGAGCCTTCTTCTCCCACTTTTCCCGACATTTCCGGCTCCGAACGGTACCTGGAGAGATGTTATATTTCTCGGCAAGCTCCTTGAGGAGCGCCGGGGTATTCTCAAATTCTTCTCTAACCTTTTTCCAGTCTACCCTTGCCACATCACCACCTTCTTTGCTGCGGGCATTAAAAAACACCCCGGAGGGTGTTTAGCTGTTTAATTTATTCATTACTTCGTTTACATTCGTAATATATATGTTTATGCTCGCTTCCCATTACTTCACTTGTTTTCTTTGTGCATAAATCCACGTGCATTTTTGTACCATCAAAAGCCACCGCTACTACAAGTTTTTGCCGTTCGATTTCCTTAAACAATTGACGCAATGCGGGATATATAACCTTTCCATCTTCATTGACCTTATTACATACTAGTTTTTCAATTATTACATCAACATTATAAGTCTCCAACAAAACCACCTCCATAATTTTCTATGGAAGTGTTCGCCATTTATCTGGAGAATCCTTTGTTGGCCAAAAACCGCTTATTTTAAACTAGACTTACACTGCACTTTAATCATAAACCCCCAGCTACAGAGTTGGCCAAAATGCTTAAAACGGCGGTGGATTCTCACCCTCTCCGCACATCGCCGCTTTCTCAAACTTTAGCCTGCTGGCCATTGATATAAGCAGGTTTTCCAGCGTCTGGTTCAACCGCTTCACGGCGTTGAAAACCTTGGCCTCGTTCTTGACCCTGCCTTCCGCGATTCTTCCGATCAGCATCGGGGACATTCCTTTCTCCCTAAGCCGGGTCATCTCTTCGGCCAGGGCCGTTTGGTAGTATCCTTCGGCCTCGGCCAATATTTCCACCAGGCGGCCGGCATATGAAGTATATCTTACTTGCCGGTCCTTCATCTCCGCCAGGTTAGTTCCTATGCCGTGTGCAACGTCTTTCATTGTTGCATTGAGCCAGGGGAGTAGTTCCGTAGCCCAATCGTAAAAGGGCTTTGTGTCGTCAAGCTTTATACCGTCAAGAAACTCCTTCATACTGCACTCCTTTTAATTTTAGTGGGGCCGCCGGGGAGACTCGAACTCCCAACCTGCCGATTACAAGTCGGCGGCTCTGCCGGTTGAGCTACAGCGGCAATTTTTCAAGAATAATCAGCCTATTATGTTTCGTTATGCCGCACTTCCGCCATTCAGCCATCTGGAAGCAATATCCCGGGTTGGTACTTTTAATTTTCCGGGGGTTGACGTAGGTATATAGTCTTTCCTCTGGCCACCGCTCCCAGGCTCGTTTTTCAGCTTCAAGAATTAACTGGCTCGATAGAATATCAGATTCGTTGCGAAATACCGCACAATTCACACCCTGCTGCCCATCGGGCGTATTTATCGCCGTCTTTTACTTCTACCCAATGGTCGGCCGGGAAGAGAGAAAGTAAAGGGCGAATTATATATGCAGCGTAATTTTCCTCCCTAACCACCCTTAAACACCTTTACCCTGCCCCCGTCCATGTATAAAGAAACCCCGGCATGCTCGCCGAGGTCTTGCAATAGCTGCTCCAAGGTTGTCCCCTCTCTGGCCGCGATTAACTCAAATAAGCCCACCTGGGCGATCTCATACTTGTCGGCCGCCAGATGGTGCAGGTCGCAAAGATTAATAAAATTCAGTCGGTGGTCAATCAATATCTGCGACCGCTTAATCACATGGTGCGGCCCCGCCTGGGCCCTCCGCCCGCAGCCCGGGATCTCGCACCAGGCCCGGCGGGCCTCTTTTCTCGCTCGTTTGTTTTCGCGTTGCCGGCGATTTGTCTTCCCGAACGGGAGGCCGGACATGTCAACGCCGCCCCTGGACGATACGCGCGGGATGCCGCCGGTCTTGGCGATTGCGTTGTAGTCGATCATTGGCCTTCCCTTCTCCATTTCCACAACCCAACAGCCGCTAAGATAAAATACACGGCAAACAATACACTCTGTGCGTAAGCCCCGATGCACCAATCATAGATACACCAGAAAAAATTAGTACACGCCCAGATAATAAAACACCTGGGGTCTTTGTTGATGTTTAGTACCACCCCGGCCAGCGCCAAGGCCGAAACAAACCAAGTGATTGTGTTCATCTTTTACCTCACATCTCCATTACTTTCTTCCACACCGCTGCGTCTCTTTTAGAATAATTCGGTGGCAGCAGGCCGTTGTATTGCCTTCGGAGCTTCTGTTGGTGCCGCTTCATTTCTTTAATCGCCCTATACAAGGCTGCGGAGTTTCGTTCTAAGTACTTTGTTGGTATTCGTATTACTTCCCAGTCGGGGCCAAGCACTTGCCTCATTTTTATGTCTCTCTTATAATCTTGCTTTTTTATATGTTTGTGCATATACCCGTCTATTTCCAAGATCGCTTTTTCATTAGGCAGCATAATGTCTGGCTTATGCCTTCCTACGGTTGGGTGGATTTTTATCTTAGTCGGCACCCTCAACAGTTCCATCGCGGCTATCATTTCATGCGCACTATCAAATGCCTCGACGTCATTGAGGGCCTTTTCTCTTACGACTTTTGCTGCTTCCTGGTATAGATACATCCTAGCCTCTTGTTTTTCTATAAACCTCAGTGCCCTTTCCCACATTAATTCCGCTCTCAGCCTCAGATATTCCTGACGTTTCGATTCCAATTTTTGAGGATGTTCTCTTTTACAATCAGGGCAATAAATTCTTATCTGGGGATTATCGACTGCCATAACCATTGTGCCGCAGCCCCAACATTCGTAAAGCGGCATATCGCGCCCACCCCTTACGGGCTTCGCCTTGCGGGCTTAGCCCTCTATTATACATTGTATATCTTTTTTTCAAAAAAGTCGTCGCGGAAAAGTCGCAGGCATTTAATCACGCGGTGGCACGATAGATAATCCTTGGCGGCCGCTTCGACCAGTCGATTCTCACTCAGCCGTTCTCACACTTATTAGCTAACCCAAGGCTCTGCCGCTTCAGTGGCGTTCGACATATCTGTTATCTTTTTAGTGCTGAACAATGTTTGTGCAACCTCCGAATCATCAGATCACACATATAATACGTGTCATCATGTTGGCATCGAAATCCCACTCGCGTCAGTACCAGCCTAATCTCTCCGCAACTCCATACACAAACCCGCTCCTGTACCGGTGGAATGTCGCCCGATCTACAGACAGTATCTCCGCCATCTTTTCGGGACCCATATCGAACCGGTTCCGGCCTTCCATCTGTGCGGCCAGCTCCTTCGGTGGACGCCAACCCTCCAAGGTTAGACCGTATTTCACCCAAACCACCCGCCGGCCTTCCTCCCTCGCCCGGGCGTAGGTGTCTGCGATGCCTTTTGTGATGCGTTCCATCTCCCGGAGCAAAATACTGTCCGCCAGCTTTGTTGCACGCCTTTCAACTACGCTGGTACCGGCGTATCTTTCGCCAACTACTGCCGAGTAATTGATCTCGCCCTGCCCGGCAAGAATGATGTCCCGACGGAGTTCCTCTATGGCTTTCAGGGTGTCGTGATACGCATAGATCTCCGCTTCGATGTGACGGTAGGCCGCCCTTTTTAGTTTCATACCGCCTCACTCCCTAAGCTACTGTCTTTCCTTCGATCATCGGTAACCCCACCGACTCACAAATAAAGTAGTCCTTTTGCGCTATGGTCTTCTCGTACTCCGCCTTCCCCTCGAACGCATCTATAACCGCCTGTTCTTCTCGCCCCATGTCTTCATACTTGGCCCTACCGTAAACCGGCGGTAGCCAACCTTTCCGCTGAGACCCGAATATGTTGAATTTCTTCAAAAGCTCTAAGTCTGTAAACTCAATATGGCATGTGCCCTTTTTAAAAAATGTTGCATTAAAATACTTAAGTTGGATTTTT